CCTCGCCTTCCCACGTCCGGGGTACCTTGTAGAGCTTGCTGCTGATCGCTTTGGTGATCTGGGTTTCCCATTCGTCGATGACGAGCTCGAACCACTTGGCGTATGGCTTGTTTGCCTCGACACTGATCGGCTCGACTGTCTTCGCGAGAGGAGGCTCGGAACCCGACGTTTCAGGGTGGTTTGGGGGGTTGTGCAGAACAGAGTCCTTCACGACGTCGGGCTCGGAACCGCCTCCTCCTCGTCGTCCCTGCAATTCAGTCTCTTGAGGAGCTTTTTCTCTCGGAACTTCTTGATTGTCTTCACCTTCTTCACCTCCCTCTTCGAACTCGACTACCGCGTAGGGGTCGTCAGCTTGTGGCGCTTCGAAGGGTTCGAGGCCTCGCTGGGCGCGCACTTCGTTGACCGTGAGGATGTTGCTCGCCACGTCCTTGCGCTGCGCCTCAGTCTCCATCGCTTCCATATCGGCGTCCTTCGGGAAGTATTTGAACTCGATGGGCGTGCGCTCGCCGATGGGCTTCTTCGCTTCGCCGAGGATGCGGGGGATCGCGAACCGTGATAGGGCTCGGCTGATGAGCCGTAAGTAGGGCATATGGGCGTTCTTGATGGTGATCTTCATCTGTCCTTCCTGGACGTTCTTGCTCCCGGTGCTGTCCGTGAAGCCGACCTCGGTGGGGCTCAAGCCGTACGCGGCGAAGATCAGGTGCATATACCACTTCTGTCCGTCAAGCCATTCCATATCCCGGTTGCTCAAGGCCATCTGTTGAACCTTCGCGTCCGAGCTGTTCGTCACGATAACCTTTGCGTTCTCGCCCTGAAGCTGTTCAAGCCAGTCCATCTTGAACTTGCGCGCCGCGTCCTTCTGGCCCATAATGCTGATGAGGAGGCTCGGGATAGCGTTGTTTTCGAAGAAGTCCTTGTTGTACCTGGTCGCCTGGTCGAGGACCTGGACTACTTGCTGTACTGATTGGAGGGGTGAGAAGCCATAGGGGTCGTGTGTCCGCTTGTTCATCTGGAAGTCCAGAATCTCCTCCGGTTCGAACTTGATGGGACTGTTCATCGGGTGGCGGAAGCTGTACTGCCACCAGTTTTTCGTGAAGCCCGAGACGCTGAGTTCCTTGAAGAAGCTGCTCCCGTCGTACGCGATCATCTCCTTAAGGTTCCCGTCCACCGGGCCGTTGAAGTAGATCACCCCGGCGTCCACGTCGAGGATGTCGTCGAGAATCTGGCTTATGAGGTGGTCGAAGTCTTGCTGTGGCTCCCTGTTCGGGTGCTCGAAGAAATGCTTAACGAAGAGTATCTCTTCCTTGTAGCGCTCCTCGTCCTCCTCGACGTCTTCCTTCACGACGATGTCCCAGTCGGTCTGGAGGACTGCCTTCTTGATGGCGTTCTTCACCATCTGGACCCACGCGCTCCGGCTGAACTGTCGTAGCTCGCGGATGTCGATCCGGCGGGGGATGCCGCGCTCGGGCGCGAAGAACCATACGGGGTAGACGGGGAGGTTGGCAGTAGATAGTCGCTGGCGCGCGCCAGGGTCAAGGATGGCCAGGTCGACGTCCTTCTGGGTGAGAGCCGTCTTCGCTTTTGCTATCTCTTCAATGAAACCCATTGGGAGCGTGATGTTGGGACCTTGCCACCGACGGTGGACAAGCGACCAGCCCACCGCCGATGACGGGTGGTCCCTGGTGATTACATCACGGACGGAGACTTACTCCTTTATTAATAGACCTATTTTATGAGTGTAGTCTGGCCAGCGGCTTCCATCCGCTCCTCTCGCCGCCTCGCTGCGATGTCCTTCGCGTCAACGGCGGTCTTCTGCTTGTGGCAGTCCCTGCATAGCACTTGGAGGTTCTCCTCATCGTATTCGTCACCACCAAGGGCTATGGGACGTATGTGGTCGACGTCGAAGTTCTTATCGCGGAGCAGTATCCTGCCTGGCCGGAGCCACTTCCTGAACCCTGGCCAGCGGCGAATCTGTTTACCGACTGCTCGCGTGGTCTCTGTCGGGACGGTCATCGTTCGATAGTTTCCCCCGCTCCCGCAGTGCTCGCACCGCTGTCCGCGACGCTTGAGTATGCGCGCTCGGAGGTCGTTCCAGCCATAGATTACCTGGTCGCGGTGTGCCTGCGTGCATTTCGTTGAGCAGCAACGCCACCTCGTCGATCTCGTCCACTCCTTCTTCGGCAAGGCGCAAGAAGGGCACTCTCCGCGCTCAAGGCGGGTCTTGTCTGGTTCCAGGACTATGATGCGGCCAGGGTCTCGCTGCTGGACCATTCACATCGTCTCCATCTCGAAGCCGGTCGGCTCACTCTCAGGATCGTAGAACGCGAGGGCGGCCGAGTCCAAGCTGTCGTCAGTCTCGATGTCCCCGCTCTCTCCCTTGCCGCGGTCGGGGTGACGCACGTTGAGGAGGCTTCCTCGCCACTCCCTGAGAGCATTGAGGTTCTCGAGACGGAAGCGATCGAAGCACGCCTTCTCGGCGTCGCTCATCCCGTCGATCGCGCCAGGGATGATGACGCGACCTTCCTTGATGGCAATCTCGAAGTTACTATACATCCGGTGTTTACTCTGCGGGGTGAACTTGACGGGCCGGACTGTCCCGCGGAGGCCTGCGCGCTCCATCCGCTGCAAGTAATCGTAGTTCCAGCCGTTGAACTTGACGAGGTAGTAGTCCGCCGTCGCGTCCCCAATCCCCGTGCTGTCGATGTTCATCTTCCAGACGTTGTAGTTGTCAAGGAAGGCGTCGATGGCCTCCCACTGGTGCTGATGGAGGACGCCGTTGATCATAAACCAGTTGAGGAGGCGGTACACAGGGGCTTCGACGTGCTCTTCGGTGAAGTACGTCTCGACCTTCGGCGTGGGGGGTGCTGGCCGGCCGAGGAGCGGGTCGTAGTTCGCGCTCTCGATCCGCGCCTTTTCCTCCTCCTGCTCGGGCGTGAGTTCAAGGGTTCTGGTTGCTGGACTCCTTCTCGTGACGGTCTTCACTCCTTCCTGGCGCCAGACCGTGACGAAGGTGACGTCGCTTTCTTTCGCTACGTCGAGGCCCACGATGCACTCGTGCTCTCGATCCTCGCGGACAACGGTGAGGGCTGGGTCGAGGAGGTCGTTGAACGCTGTCTCGGTCAGCCACATTCCTCGTTCGAGCTGCCACTCGAGGAAGTACTGGCTCCGGACCTCGGGGTTCTGGTCGCCCTTCTCGCGTATCTGTCGTTTCACGTACCGCTCATAGTTGAGGTGCCATTCGTTCCCGTCCTTCTCATACGCGGCTCTCTTCTGTCGCATCACCTCGAAGCAATCGTACTTGAAGACCCTGGTCTGGTCCGCCCCGTGAAGGCCCTTGTGGAAGTTGCACATCTTGTAGCCGGCGGTGCCAACGTTGACGATCGGCGCGTCAGTAGCCGTGCCCATCGGGACGAGCTTCTTGTCCTTCTCCTGATCCGGGACGTCCTGCGCCTCCTCGACGAGGATGAAGTGCGCAGTCTTACTCTCGATGTGCGCTGTCGGGCTGACGGGGAAGCAGTAGCCAATCGAGCCGTTGCTCAACCGGAGGGTGGTGCCGTTCGCTTCTTGGAACGCGATGCCCATCTCCTTGCACGGCGGGCGTAGGTATTCCTTGATCCGGTCGAAGTCTGTCTTCGCCTGCTCCTGCTGGGGCGCGCCTATCACAATGTACCATCCGGGCGTGCCGAGGTTGTGGCCCAACTCGGCGAATAGTTCCTGCGCGAAAATGAGAAGGAAGACGATCGTGCAGCAAATCATCTCTGTCTTGCCGCCCTGCCGGCTGATCTCCACGTAGAACTCCTGACCCTGCCCGGTGAGGGCTGCCTGGATGATCTTGTCGCTCGGCTCTGTCTGATAGGGATAGAAGGTCCTGCCGTAGTATTTCTTAAGGAAGGCGTCGCGGAACTCGAATATCCTCGCGAGCGCTTCTGGTTCGAGATTCATTGGTGATCTCCCAGCTCGTCCAGGAGCGCTTTCTTGTGCGCGTAGAGGCAGTTGGGCGTGACGAACACACCTTCAGGGCTTAAGTCGTCTGGGCCGAGGCGCTTGCAGATCCTCGGGCGGCGCCCAGTGGTGTACTCGCTGCACCGGAGGTCGTCCGTGAGGGCCTCGCACTGAGCGGTGATGACGAGGCGATTCCCGACCACCTTGAACTCGTTGATGATGATCTCGACCCATTCCCTACTGATCCGCGCGCCGTGGAGGCGGTAGTACCAGCGCATACTCGGGTCTCGCTCCTTGAACCGGAAGACGCTGCCCTGCTTGATGCTCGACGGGTCCTTGAGCTGGAGGACTATGGTGCGGCAGCATTCCGCGCCGCAGTGTTGGTGCCAGTCGAGGCAGTTGTTGCACGTCTTAGGGTCTGGTTCCATTCAATTCACCCACTTGGTCTCTGCGTCGTAAAGAGCGTTCACCTTCGGGAGCAACCGATTGCTCATTGTCTCTATGCTCTGGTTCGTGAACTTCCGCCCATTCCTCGTGTAGTCGGTGAAGACCCCGTACGCTTGCGAGCCGTCGCACTGCCGGAACAGGTACGCGATGCTCAGGATGTCGCCCTTGATGACGGCATCCCGGTGCACCGGTAGGTCCTTGAAAGCCTTGACTACCTGGACGAGGTTTGCGTGCGCGTCTATCATCGTTCCTTCTCGTAGTTCTTGCACTTCGTGCACGGCGCTCCTGGCCTCGGGTTCCAGCCCGTGTGACCGCTCGGGCACATCCTACTCGCCCAATTAGTCACCGTTCTCCCTCGTACCACTCGTCCTGGCCGTCAGTGCAGACGCGCTCCTCGATGAACGTCTCCTGCAGTTCGCACTCGCTCGGCGCCTCGCAGCGACTCACGAACCAACAGCCCTCGCGGCCTGCCTCGAAGTTGCACTCGCGGTGGACGTCGCAGTCCCATTCGCTCCGTGGGCAGAGGCCCTCATAGTGCCAGTACCAGTGGTCTC